AAATTTCTCAGCATCTGATAAGCTTGTGTCTAGTTGAAACTGAAGCATAAAGTTAGAACGACCCATAGATGCTTCACGTTCTATTAGGTCGTCATTATCGAATCTATCATCTGTACATTCCCATTCTAGCACCCCTGAATCGAGGTCAGACTGGATCTGAGGTGCTAGTAAGCCTTCGTATTGAGAGAGATTTGATTTACGGGGGTATCTTGCTGGCCAAACGAACGGACGGTAGTTGCGCTCTGCCAACTTACGATAAACAGTAAAAGTAGTCTGAGGAGTCCCGAGATACATAATACGGCTATCGCTTTTGGGGGTAAGAATTGACTCTGCTTCCGTACAGAGTTGAAGTAATTTTTCACGCATTAACTCCGTCATGGAATTTCCAGGAACCTCTATGTCGTCCAAGATCATTAAATCTGCGCGACTTCCTGTTAGCTGCCCAGTTATTCCCACCGACTTTACGCTTGGGGCTTGGTGAGGAGAACAGGCGACGTCGAAGCTGATGCGACTCCAGCGAGAATCGTCCGATTTGGGTTGAAGATGACTGAGCCATGGAGTTTCAATGATTAGTTTTTGTAAGAAGATTGACATGTTATCTGCTCTCTCTTTAGAGGCAGATATAATCATAATTTTTCTCTCTGGATCGTTAAATAGAGTCCAGAGGACGAAGGCGCCAGTGATCCACGACTTTCCAACACCACGGAAAGCTTGGATTTGAAGACGCTTAGGTCCATTTTGAAGATAGTCTGCGATTGCATATTGAGCACGAGTTGGTGAGGGTAAGTCAAGTTGGGACCATAGGGCTTGTAGGAATAGTTTGAAGTCTTCTTTAAGGGCGGTTAGAGGATTGGTCATGTTTTTCTACTTTTCTTTTTCTTAGTTCTCTTCTTAACTCTTAACCGATCTTTAAATCCGCTAGCATCAGGAATAGCTGGTATATCTTTTAATTTCTTTTTACCAAACAGTTTTAATAGTCTTTCATCAGACATATTAGACATAATGCCTAAATCTTTTTGTGTTTGTGTTGTCATGATTTTTAGTTACGTTTTTTCATACCTCTTGTACCAAGAGATGCTCGACCCGGACCTTTTTCAGTTTTATATAAACCTGTTAATAATGCTTTTTCTGGACCATCTGGTAAATCAGCTAAGAATGTAGATGCAAATTTTGGATCTTTTAATTTCTGTTTAACCCAAGGTAAGTATCTATCATGATAAACAGTTAAGAAAGTAAATAATTCATCAACATCTGCTTTTCCTTTAAAAATAGCATCGGCTATTTCATGTCCATAATCTGCTACATCTAATGGTGCAGTATATTTCCAAGGTTGTTCTTGTAAAACTGTACCTGTTTTTACATTATCAACTGTACCCATTCTTAATTTTCGTTCTTCAACTGGTACTCTAGAAAAAGGTTGACGTTTTCTATTTTGCGCTAATAATCCTCTAGCATCTAAATTTTCTAATGTATCTGTACCTAACATTTTTACTCTAGATTCAGTACCTAATTGCTGCATAAATTCATGCCAAAGTTTATGTGGCTTTAACTTCATTAATGCCATATTTTCAGCTACTGCTCCAGATTTAATTGTTAAATTATCTAAATGTTTAAATAAATTAGCTGTAAGAACAGGATCTTGAGCAATTTTATTAAGTATAAATTCACCAGCTTCTTTATTACCAAAAATATGATGCCATTCTTTTCCTTGAGTAACTAAAAATACTTGTTGTATTTTTTTAACAAGTCCTGTACCGTATACAGCATGTGCGTCACTAAATATATTATGTGATGCATAGTCATATAATTTTCTTTGATCACCTTTAATGTATCTATCAATTATACCATCTGCACGTTCTACTAATTTATTAATTAATTTTTCATCTTTAACTAATTTATTAGCGGTAATTTTACCACCTTTAACACTTTTATTTTTTAATTGTCTAGATAAAGGAGTATTCAATACTTTTAATTTATCTTCTGGTGTAATAGCTTTTCTATAACGTCTATGCCAATGTGATGGTTGTACACCAGCTATACTTTGTAAAGGTTGAGCTGTAGAAGGTAAATCATCAATCTTACTTACAACATTATCAAATTGATTACTAATAGGAATATTATTACCAACAGGAATTAATTGCTGGCCACCTCCTGTAGGAAAATCGACTTTTATCTTCTTTGCAGCTGCAATTGCTTTAAATACAGTACTTTCTGTTGCTGCTCCAAAAGTTGTACTACCAATAAAGCGAGCTGCAGCAGGATCAACATCTAAATCAGGAAGAGTGCCTATCTGTTGTTTGGTAATAGGATTATAAATATCTGAACCTGTAGCCCACATTTCAGCACCTCTAGCAGCTTTTTTACTTCCTTCTTCTAATATATTAGCAACTGGGGCTATATCACTTTGTTTAATTGTCTCATCTACAAATTTACTAGTAACTTTTATAGCTTCAAATAAATGTGGATAATCAACCCCTAAATTATGAATTACAGCTTCTGATTGTTTTCTTATTCGTGTTAATTTAGGATCATCATCACTTTGAGGTATTTCTTCTGTACGTTTTGTTGTTGCAGCAATACGTTCAGCTTCTTTTTCTTCAGGTGTTTTATCAATTCCTTCCCACTGAGCATCTACTTCTTCCCATGAAGCGGCTTGTCCAGATGGTTTTGGTAGAAAACTTCCTATCATTTCCTCTTTGCACCTCCTCTACGACGGTTAATCCTTAAATCTTCGCAGGTCCATTTACCTTTCTTTTTGACAACATCTTTACCTTTACCGCATTTCAGTTTGGCTCTTTGTTTGGCATGTTGCCTTTTGTATTCTTTGGTATGGGCGTATTTACCACCAGAGCCGCTATTATTGTCTCGACTATGTTTTAATCTAGACTTTTTATTCTTAGCATAGAATTTAGATGTTCTGGATTTTCCCATACATTCTCCGTTTTACAAGTTCAGGGTCTACTTTGGGGATAACACTAGCAAGTTTATCTAAAGCACTACCTTCGTAGGCTATACCGCTAATGTCGTTTGTTTTAAGCCAGTCACATGCGGCTTTCAAGTCTTGTGTTGAAGCGGTGCCACTTCGGACCCGTGATAGAAATTCTTCTGTGACAAGGCTATGTAATTCATTAAACTGGTCTTCAGTGGCTTTCTTCATTTAACTAAATAGTTTTGTTTTAACAATCTCTAATGCTTTATCATCAAGTTTATTATCAGTACGTTTAACATACTCTTCTAGTATATCAACTATAAGCTGTTTAACAGCATCTGATTTAATAAAGGCGAGAAGGATGGGCTTGATTAATAGTGTCATTGTTTTAGTGGACATTTAGGTTTACTCTTTTGCCAAGGTTTATACCAAGGCTTAGGTGGCTCTTTACATTCGAGTACCTTCTTTTCTGCTTCCTTATAAGCAGATATAGCGATTACATCACTACATAAATGATAAACACGGCTACCGGGTAAAAGCATAAAGCCTTTCTGTTGAAGCTTTGCGCAGTTATCAATTCTAACTAACTCAAAGTTCAACTTCATCTTTTCTTCTTGCCTAGCAGCCATTTGTCTACATTGTTCTAATCCTCTCTTATCAAGAGGAATCATAAAGTTAAGTTGTACACCCCAATTTTCCGCTGCAGTGTAACTCTGCTGAACCATCTGATCATCCCAAGGGGTAGTATGATTACCCATATAGAATGGAGAGAAGGTCATAGTAGAGCCATTACAGCTTATGTTAGGTCCGTAGTGTTGTCTGGAGGGTGCTCCATTGTTTTGAAATTGTACAGCTTGGTTTGTAACATTACCAGTAGCAGCAGCAACTGGATTTGAGGTATTGTTTGTTTCACCTTCTTCAGCACGAACTGGTGCTACTGAGAGAAGACTGATAAGGAGACCGTAGTAGAGGTAGTGTCGATTTCTCTTTCTATCTCTGTTACTTCTAATACTTGGCTCGCTGCTCTGGTTACTATCTCCAGAGTGAAATCCGAGCCAGCTGTTGTCAGGTTGAATATTGCGTCTGAATCTGCTATACCACCTGAAGAGGCCGAGGTTACTGTTATATTGTCCCCAGACCATTTGTTTAAAGCTGATCCATAGGTTGTGGTGGTTATTTCCTCCACGATTTCTTGAGTTGTCGTTGTTGTTGAGTTCATGGACCCCTGAGTGAATTGTGGGGTCACGAGCTCGGCTCTCGCTACCGTGGGTGAAGCCAGTAGGAAGAGTAATAGCCATTTTTTCATTCTTCCTTTTTCTTTGCCATAGGACAGTTTACGGGTTTACCTTTGTCTTTACTACCAGTGGTCAAACCGAATGTTGCTAGAGCTCCAGTGAAGACAGACGCAACGAACGTGATATCTGAGTTACCAGATTTCTTAACCATAGGTAGTTCTACATAATTTAAAGTAATTATAAATCCAGACCAAACAACCACGCCAAGTCTGACGAATGTTCCAAGGATTTGGATTTGCTGTTCTTGATCCTCTATTCCGTCTTTGAGTTTTTTGAGGAGTCCTTTTTTTTCTTCCGGTTTTCCTTCCATTTGTTGACCTTAGCTTGGAGTTGCTTTTGTACTTTCTTTTTAATTGGTTCAAATAAGGATTGCGTAACAGAGGTTGTTGCCACTGCCACCACAGCTGTTGTAACAGCCGTTACTACTACCGCTGTTTCAGGTATGGGTACTTCTATATCCAGTTTAGGAATTGTAAGTTTGGGTGGTTCAGGTTGTTCTGTTGTCTTCTCCTCCTTAACGTCCTCAGGCGGCTCTAAATCAGTTGGGGGTACGATCATAGGTTTATAGGCCGGAACGTCCGCTGTAGGCGGTCTGAAGTACAGCTGAGGGATATCTAGTGCTTTAGGTAGGTTCGGTTTCGGAAGGTTGATCTGTGTGGACATGATCCAATTCCTCTAGAACTTTCAAAGCTCCTTGTAGTTCTGTAGCTTGATTAAACAACTGTTCTTTTAATTTAGCAGTTTTATTATGTTCTGCTACTGTATTTTCAAGTTGTTGTCTAATTAATAGTTTTTTTTCTGTAATTCCGTGTGTCATTTTAGAGTGGTTTGTTTGCAATTTGGAATTGTCTATAATCTTCTTTAACTTGAGCTGTCCATGCAGCTTCAGCAATAGCTTTTACATCTTCGTCCTCTCCACTGAGGTCTGTAAATACTAATTGATCACTAGCATTCAGTGTTCCGGGTGTTAACACCTTTCTATGGAAAGAACGTGAAATTTCTTTACCATCATCTTTTATTACTGTAGCAGTCCGTACTTGGACGTTCCATTTATTGACGACTTCTATCTTATCGTTTTCTGTTGACTTTGTTAATGCCATTTAGGGAAATTCTCCGAATTAAACAGGTTTATGGCTTAGTTTAAAGACTTAGCGGCGGTCTATTATATTCTATAATGACCTCCATATAATATAGTCTTATTAGACCATTTAGATCTTGCCCATGAATTATAAGCGGCATTTGTATCTGTAGTTAAGAAGTGGAAATATATTCTATCATTACCAGTCCATACTAAAGTACTTATAGAATTACTTTCACTTAGATCAGATCCATCATTATATGTAACATCACCAGTACCGTAACCACTAGCATTAAATGGAAGTCCTCCTATTTGAAAAGTAGTACTATTATCTGGAATAGCCTCACTATGAGAACTTGCTCGGTAACTGACACTAAGATACCAAAACACTTCTCTTCCTATTTTTGTATAATATGCATAAGTTACAGCAGCAAATGTAGCGCTTCCTGAATTAGGCAGTGTAGGAGTCCAATTTCCTTCTTCATAATCGTCAAACTCGTTGGCTTGGGCAGTTCCACCTACTCTAAGCCATCCATCTATAGCAATACCACCTGAGAGAGTTTCTAATTTTTTTACATTATTATAATATAGTTTAACACCCTCATCTGGTTCGCATTCTACACTATGTTCTCCATCTTTTGCTTGTAGAAAAAGCTTACCAGTATCATTTTTAATATAACCGTGGCTACCTGTGTGATAGATTTCTAAATCTGGTTCATTGCCAAGTATTAATTTTACATCATCTGGTAGATATAAATGATTACTAAAAACCCCTACTCCAGTAACTTCTATTCCATCACTACGAGTCCAGAATTTCTTATTACCATTATGGTAGGCTTCAACAGCACCATCTGCGATAGCTCTTAACATCCATTCGCCAGATGCATAAGTCCCTTTAATTAGATCAATACCACCACTACCACTTTCTATGTATAACTGCCCAGTACTATTTGAAATATATGAATTAGTTGCATCATGTTTAATCTGAAGATCGTTTCCATCACCAATATAAAAAATTACATCATCTCGGATTGTTAGATTACCAAAAGCTTGGAAACCATGAGCTGTGGTTTGTGCTCGTAATACATTATCATGGTAGAGTTCTACGGCTCCATCATTTATAAACTTAGCAGAATATTCATTTGCACCTACATCACCTAGAAGTATTGATCCTTCTGATTGAATATAAATATTCTTATTTGCTGTAGTAGTTCTTAAAATTAAATGGTTATTTAGTTCGTTTACGTAAGACTCCGTTCCATTATGGTAGATCTCTAAATCATTACTAGATCCAAATCCTATTTTTTTACTGTCAGGTATATTTATGAAGTCTCTAGCAACATAGAAAACTTTATCCCACGAAGAATTATCCGAATGATGAAATTGTAATTTGGTATCACTTCCAGTAGGGGTATCAGTCCCCGATGTCATACCAATTACAAAAGAATTAGAGCTGCCACCTGTTAATCGAATATACCCACCAGCAGTAGTATCTTCTAAATGACCAGCTATCTTTGCACCATCTGAAACTGTTTCAAATTTCTTTGCATTATCATAGTAGAGTTCTACG